TAAAATTAATTAATAATCTTAAAAATTGGGTAGGTAGGATTCTACTTACCCATTTTTTTTTAAATCATAAAATCAATGGCTTGTCTATTAACAACAGGGAGAAAATTACCTTGTAAAAGTGCCTTTGGAGGCATAAAGAAAGTATTATTTGCAGACTATGGAACAATTGCTACTGTAGTAATTGATGCAAGTACAAAAGAAGCAACATTTACAGATGCTTCACCTGCACCTGTTTGGTTTGAATTTGATGTAAAAGGTAATTCTAGTTTAGAAACTACTGTAACAAGTAGCAGAGAAAATGGAACGACTTTTTATACACAGACTTTGAACCTAACATTAACATATTTAGATGCTAAAACTCAAGCAGAATTGCAGCTTTTAGCAGTATCTAGACCCTACATTGTTGTAGAGGACTACTATTCTAATAGGTTCTTATGTGGATTTGAAAATGGAATGGAAGCGACAGGTGGTACTGTTGTAACAGGGGCAGCAGCAGGAGACCTTTCAGGGTTTACTTTAACATTTGAAGGAATGGAAGAAACTGCACCTTATTTCTTAGCAGCAGCACAAGCTGTAACAGCAAGTGCAGCACAGATTGACCCAACTGCATAGTATTATTTAGTTAAAATTAAGGCATCCTTTTTACAGGGTGCTTTTTTTTTGCTTAAATGATTTTACAAATTAGAGTATTTTTTACGTTATATTAATAATGATTATACTAACAACAAGCGCAACTGCTCAATCGTTTTCAATTATACCTAGAAGTTATGTCGCAGCCTTTACTTTATCAATAAGGGATGATAGTACTAATGTGGTAAAAACTTATAATATTACTGATGCAGTAACTTTAAATAATTACTTAAATTTTAGTAATACCTTTGACCCTATATTAGTCGTTAACCATTTTTATGATTTAAGGCTTATTGTTGGGGGTGAAACAATTTACAGGGATAGAATTTTTTGTACAGACCAAACTATAGACCAATCAAACAATGATTATTACGATTTAAACGAAGGTGAATTTACTACCTACAATGGATTTGATAATACATACACAGTAAGATGAAAAAACAAGTAAGAAGTAGTAATGGGCAATTTAAAAAAGATTCAAAGGTATCAGAATTTGGCTTTGTTAATTTAAGCACATACACAAGTCCTGAAATTAAAGAAGTTACAGGGAAAGAATATATTGAATATGGTGCAGATAATAACTACTTTCAATACCTTATTGACAGATATAATGGTTCAACAACAAATAATGCTGCTATCAATGGAATTAGTCAGGCTATTTATGGAAAAGGTCTAAATGCAACAAACTCAAATAAAAAGCCTAATGAATATGCTCAAATGGTTTCTTTATTTAAAAAAGCTGTAGTCAGAAAATTATGCTATGACCTAAAGTTAATGGGGCAATGTGCTATTCAAATTATTTATTCTAAAGACAGAAAGACAATTGCACAAATTGAGCATTTTCCTATTGAAACATTAAGAGCAGAAAAGGCAAATGAAGAAGGAGATGTTCCTGCTTATTATTATTTTAAAGATTGGGCAAACATAAAAAGGAGTGATGAACCTTTAAGAATTCCTGCTTTTGGAATGTCAAAAGAAAATATAGAAATATATTATGTAAAACCTTATAAATCAGGCTTTTACTACTATTCTCCTGTAGATTATCAGGGTGGATTACAGTATGCAGAACTTGAAGAAGAAGTATCTAACTACCACTTGAACAATATTTTAAATGGTTTGAGTCCTAGTATGTTAATCAACTTTAACAATGGTACACCAAATCAACAGGAACGACAATTAATAGAAACTAAGATTGCTCAAAAGTTTAGTGGAAGTTCTAACAGTGGTAAATTCATACTAGCTTTTAATGACAATAAAGAAAGCCAAGCAGAGATAACACCTGTTCAATTATCGGACGCACATAATCAATATCAATTCCTTTCAGAAGAAGCAGAATCAAAAATTCAGGTTGCACATAGGGTGGTATCTCCTTTTTTACTAGGTATTAAATCTACTACAGGATTTTCGTCAAATGCTGATGAAATTAAAACTGCATCTTTATTGATGGATAATACTGTTATAAGACCATTTCAGGAGCTTTTAATAGATTCTTTTGATAATATACTAGCTTACAATGATATTAGCTTAAATCTATACTTTACGACCTTACAACCATTAGAATTTACTGAGGTAGATAGTGAAATACAAGATAAAGAAACTATTGAAGAAGAAACGGGTGTAGAGATGGAGAAATTCAGTCTTAAAAAGATTGATGGAAAACAGGCTTATGAAACCAAAGAAGAAGCAGAAAAGGTAGCTAAAGAAATGGGGTGTGGTGGTTCTCACGAAATGGAGGTTGATGGTGAAGTTTATTTTATGCCTTGTATAAATCACGAAGAACTTAAAGCACCTTGTTGGGATGGTTACGAACAAAAGGGAATGAAGACCAAAAATGGCAAAAAAGTGCCTAATTGTGTTAAGCTAGAAGAAGTAACATTAGAATCATTTGGTGAAGATGAGGATTTGACAGAATGGCAATTAATAGATGAAAGAAAGGTAGACTATGAAGCAGAAGATGCATTAGATTATCAAATAGACCAATTAAATACAAAAGGTAAAAGCCTGCTTTCTAAGTTGTGGGAATTTGTATCTACAGGAACAGCTAGACCTAATGCAAAAAGCAGTCAAGATGAAGATGTTGATGGTGTTCAATTTAAAGTTAGGTATCAATATGCACCTTTAAAAGAAAGTCTGCAGCCAAATGATAGCAGAGATTTTTGTCAAAAGATGGTTAAAGCTAAAAAGATATATCGAAAAGAAGATATTGAAATGATGAGTGATATCCAAGTAAATTCATCATATACCAATAAGGATGGTAGAGTAATTGGATGGGGACCAAAAGGAGCATTAACCTATAGCATTTGGTTTTATAAAGGTGGAGGTGCTTGTCATCATTTTTGGATGCGTAAAACTTATATGAAAAAAGGAAAAGGAAGCATAGATATTAAAAGTCCACTAGCACCAACTATAAGCGTAAACAAAGCAATAAAAGAAGGTTTTAAACCTGAAAAGAATAATGCTTTGGTTGCAAAGCGACCAATTGATATGCCTAATGATGGGTTTTTACCAACTAATAAAAGAAGATAAATGGCTACAGTATTATTTATAAATAGAACAGACCTAGTCCGTAATTCCATAATGGACGGAAACATATCGACTGATAAGTTTATTCAGTTTATAAAGATAGCACAAGAAATTGATGTTCAACAAATTATGGGGACTGATTTGTATAATGGTTTAACAGTAGCAATGCCAACAATAGACCAAGCAGCAAATGCAAGATGGAAAACAATTTTGGATGACTATATTGTGCCGATGTTGATTTGGTATGGTCAGGCAAACTACTATCCATTCGCTGCATATCAGGTCAAACAAGGTGGTGTATTTAAACATACATCTGAAAATTCAATATCTGTAGATAAAAACGAAGTTGATTTCTTAGTCGAAAAGGCAAGAACTAATGCAGAATGGTATTCTAGAAGGTTTATCGATTTTATGAGTTTTAACCAAACAACTTATCCTGAATACACAAGCAACACAAACGATGACATTTATCCAAGCTATGAAGCAACTTTTAATGGTTGGGTTTTATGATTTATAAACCTAAAGAAAAGAATATTAAAAAGCTAAAGGTTTTTTTAAAAAAGAAAAATAAGAAAAAAAAATTATAATATGGCAAACGAGATTTATAATTCAAGTTTATGGGGAAGTCCACAGGAAGTTGGATGGGGAAGTATTTATTATAGATTTGCTTTTCCTAGTGCTATACCTGCTTTATTAGCTACACTACAAGCTAGGGCAACCTATTACGAAAACGTAACTTGCACAACTGCTACATTAACCGAATTAGAAAACATAGATTAAAATGTCAAATTTATTAGATAAAGCATCGATTTTACTTTCTCCAACTGCTTACAATAATGGAAGTATGTTAAGTGTTAAGCCAACGGATGGAGATGGAGATTTTACTTTTGTTCGGGGTAGTGCTGCGACTCGTGTTAATGCACAAGGCTTGGTTGAGAATGTACAGATAATTAGTTCAGAATTAGTGACTAATGGCGATTTTTCTAATGGAAGTACAGGTTGGACAGTAATTAATGGAAATATAACAGATAAATATAATGCCTCAATGACTGCCTACCAAAGTGGAATTAGGGTTACTCCATTTAATAAAACGGGTAAATTTAAAGTTCTTTTTGATTTAGTTATTACTAGTGGTAATATGAAGTTCGATGCGGGAGGTGTTAATAACCAAACATATACAACAAGTGGTACAAAAGAAATAATAATAATAAACCCGACAAAATTTGAGTTTAATGCTTTTAACTTAGGTTGGGTTGGAACTTTAGATAACGTATCAGTTAAAGAAATTACAGACGATACAAACCTACCTAGAATAAACTACGAGGGTTTTAGCTATGATGGTAATGGTGATATTATTCCTAATAGTGGATGTGGCTCGTGGCTTTTAGAACCTCAGTCAACAAACTATGGACTTAATAGCGAACAGCCATCAACTTGGCATTCTAGTGGAGGTATGGATGTAACTGCAAATGCAACAACATCTCCCGAAGGAAATCAAAATGCATCGTTAGCAGTTGTAAATGCTAATAGTGGAAATATATTTACAAGAAATCTTTTTTCATTTCCTAGTGGAAGCGGTACTCAAACTGTTACAGTATCTTATTTTGTAAAATACTACAATAACCAATGGGTTAGACTTAAAAGTATATTTTTCAATGGTAGTCCTGCAAATAATAAGAATACCTTCTTT